ATTAAATTAGGCAGATCAATACTGGAGGACGCAGTTGTCAAACCTAATTGTTAGTGCAATATCAATTGGGTCGTCAGCACCGTAGTCAACGCCGTTGAAGTTTGCGTTGGTCAGGAAGCAGCCCTTGAGGTCCCAAAGCTCCACGACGGTGCCAACTGGATCGCACATCTTGAGCTGGCAGTCACGCTTGTAGAAGTCAGCGTAGCCGCTTCGTCCTGACACCGACTCGTGGTGTGTGCGGATCCACTCCATCACCTGCTGCGCGCCTGAGGGCGCGATTGGGTCGTGCAGGTTGACGTTGATCGTTCCGAATGTCAGCTTTCCTGAGATGTAACGTGTTACGTTCATCCATGGGATCGCCTTATCAGTCATTGTAAATGTGGGACGCGACGTCGACTTTACCAGAAACGCGTCTATTCCCTCTATAGCGAATATCCAACGGTGCTTCCTCTTAGGTTCAAACTTGTTAGGAAGCATATCCGTGACGGATAGTGTCTCTGCTGTGGTTGCCATTTATCGCTCCTCTATCTCTTACTTATCTATCAACGGGAAATACTTGTCACTTGTATTAAACAGTTGCGCTACGACCTGTCACAACAAAGTCAATGGAGATGAACTCCGCTGTCTTGGTGGGCTGGACATAGATCTTACCACGAATTGTGTTGTTCTCAATGTCAGCCTGTGTTGTTGTTGACGTGTCGATCTGGACCTTGTATCTATCAACGCCGCCGCCTGCTTGGATCCTCTGCAAGATCGGATTGACAAGGGCGTTGAACCTGTCAAGCGTTGCCTGCGTGTTGGGCTCAAACACGAGGCTATTCGCAACAGCGCGCACCTGCCTGCGAAGGAAGATGAGAAGCCTGCGAACATTGACGCGATCAAGTGAGGACGCTGCCTTTAGCAGTGTCTTTTGTCCCCACACGACAAAGCCCGTTCCTGGGAAGGCTACAAGCGGATTGATGGCGGCATCATACAATACGTCAAGGTCGCTGTCATTCATGATTGCTGTGACAGAATCTGTGACATTCGTCAAAGATGTGCGATTAAATCCTGCCGGAGCATTCCAGTATGAACCTACGCGGTCATTCTGGCCGTAAGCACCGAGCACAGCAACTGAGGGTGGGACTGCAACCGACACGGCAGCGTCGTCGGGGCTAGTTATCACAATGTCTGGGAAGTATGCTGCTGCAAACGAGGTGTTCAAGTTTCTATTTGTGAAACCGCTAACCGTGTTTGTTATGTTAACATCAGTCGAGCCCGTAATGACGTTGTTATAGTCATCGCGCTGCTCAATGTCCATGATATACATGGCATCAAACCTATTTTCGACCGCTGTGATCGCATAGTTTGTGATCGCAGGAATTCTAATGCCGGGTGTTGCCAAAAGCTGGATGTCTGTATCGGCCTTGCTGCCCATGATGTCGATGGCTTTCTTGTATGCCATCACGGTAGGACCGCTGGTCGCGCCACCTTGCGCAGCTGCATCGTCTATTTCACGCTTTGCGGCAAGGTTCGTTAGAGCTGACTTCTCATCATCAAAGATGTTGACTCCGTCGAATCCGCCCTGCATGAGAGCGACATAGGACACGTAGGATGAAGCTCTGGAAGAGATTTGCGCAAGATCGTCTGTGCTCAGGGCACGCGTCTTTGCGGTGTCATTTGCAACTATGTTTCCTGCCCTAACATACGTAGCAGATGCCCATTCGCCCGGGTCCGCATAGGTATTAGACCCCGTAACAACGCTGATCTTCTCTATAGAGAATAGGTTGTTGGCAAAATTATCTGTCGATGTAGTATCCTCAGAGAAAAAGTTGGCATTTGTCGGATGAAATGATGGCAAGAACTTAGTGATGCTTGTCACCGAGTCATCGTATACATCTGATCCGTTAAAATCTGTCAGTGACTGCAGTGTTAGCTGCGTGCCCCAGGGCGGCGCGTCAGCGACAGCGCCACCACGAACAATGTTCTTTCTCATAGGAACAGGGGGTATCGTGAGACGCTGTATTGCGTCTCTGAAACCCGACACAAATCTTGCGGTATCTGTGTTATACGCCATGATGCTGCCTGACGTTATTGGCCTACCGTAGCCTCTGAATCCAAATGGCAGGGCCGTAGCAGGCACGTTTCCTGCTAGAGCGTCGCTCGACATTTGAACTCTAACATACGGCGTTGTAGTCGGGTAGTCTCCTTCCACTACGAGGCGCTGTGAGCTCGATGCGCGATCAAAGTCAAAATAGACGTGCTGGTCGCCGATCACACGCGCAATATATTGAGTTGACGTAGGATCAAGATTGACACCCGGGAAGTTCTTGATCACAGTGTCGGTTGTGTAATCAAGGATCGTTACATCAAATGATCCGAAATCATAAGCATTATTGCTAGATGGCAAGATGTTTGAGATCTTTACCCGATACTTGCTGTTCGAGCTTTCACCATCAGAAAGTGTGTGCACTTTAAACAGCGAGTATTTAGAACCACCGAAATCTTGTGATATGAAGTAGGGAGTGTGCGGTGTTGCATATCGATCTCTAAAATTTTCATAGTTCGGTATGATTGTTGTCGATGCATCTCTTGCAATTGAGCTTGTTGTGATAAACACAGCATCTTGTTTTGTTACATCACCAAGTGTGTCTGGGCTCACGAGCACGTTAGTTCCAGTGACCACTGCGAGAGATGTAGGAATGTCATAGAATGAATAGAGGCAGTGTCCTGCCTGCTGTATGAGAGCAGGGTCTTTATTCAGAACATTCTTTATATGCTGGTCGCCCTCAAAAGATGCTGTAATAACGTTAGGATAAGCGCTTGTGCTGGTGTGGCCGTTAAGCAGTATTGTGAACTGGCTGCTTGCTATGCTAATTGATCCTGTCAGACCGCCGCTCAGAGTCGCCGATGTTGCAGCAGGTTGGTTGCTTGAATTGCAATTTCCTGACAACGTGAGAGCGACACCTGATGGTGTCATAATGATCCCTCGAATGATAGGAATTGCGCTGAAGCTGCTCTGCAGACCTGCTTCACTTAGAACTGTCGAGCCAGCTGACTCTGACATGAAGCAGCCAAGAAAATGCGTCCTGCCTAGCGTACCGCCTAAAGCTGCATAGGTGTTTCTTGAAACTGTGCCTGCTTGACCGACCTGCTCCGTTCCAACAACAAAGCCTGCATTTGTTACTTGGCCACTTGTAGCATTTCTTTTATTGCCGTCGCCCGCGCCCAAGACTCTTACATAAGTTGCTTGACTTGCATTTGCGAGCCACTCACTTACTGCAATGGGACCAAAACGATCACCGCTCTGGCCGAAGAGCGTCTTCCACGAATCGTAATTTGTGAATGTCACTGGGACAAAGGCAGGGCCGCTCTCTGCCGTTCCGATTACACCCGCAGGTATTCCTGTTGCAGGTGCAGCTGTAGGTTGCGACAGATCGAGTATGTTAATTGTTACGCCAGCGCTACTCATTTAATTGCTCCCATTTGTAATTATTCTCATGTGAACTGCACGCCAGAGTTTGTAATAATGAAGTCAATTGATATGAACTCAACAGCACGTGTGGGCACTAAAACTATGCGCCCGTTTAGCTTGTTTTGTTCAATATCAGTTGTCGTGTTGTTTGTCTCGTTCATCACGATTGTGAATGTCTCAATTCCACTCTGGCTCTGCACTAGCGCAAGCTCGGGTGTTAGCTGTGCGACAAATCTAGCGCGTGTAGATGCATTGTTTTGCTCGAACACGTAGTTGATCGCTATGTTTGAAACACGTGTTGCGACCTCTATCAACATCCTCATCACGTTAACTCTATTGAGAGCCGATACTGACATCTGCAAGGTCTTTTGACCCCATATCACGTAGCCTGCGCCTGGGAACTGTGTGATAGGATTTATCCTAGCATCGTATAGCGCATCTCTATCCGTGCTATTGATTCTTGTGGCGAGATTAACGACGCTTGAGAGCGCTCCTCTATTGAATCCAGCAGGAGCATACCACGGAAATGCAAGATTATCATTCTGTGCCAACGCACCTAAAGCCACAACAGACGCTGGAACTCTTATGCGCTTACCAGTCGTGCTATCAGTAATTGTGACATCTGGGAAGTAAGTTGAAGCGTATCTGTTGTCTAGTGCTCTGGTAGAAAACTGCTGAATAGTCCTGGTCACGTCAGGCTGGGTTGTTGTATCAAATATTCTGGTGCCCGAGTCGTTGTATGCAGGTATCTCAAGCAAGTAGAGTGCTTTTGCATAGCTTCTAACACGCTGGAGTGCGTAGTTTGTAACGCTTGTGTCTCTGATTCCAGGGATTGTCACCGTGTTGACACGTGATGATAGCGGATTTGCTATGATGTCAATGGCACTACGGTAAGAGTTAACAGCAGAGTTAGAAGTTCCCGTTCCAAATACATTAGAAGTAGCGCTTAAGCTTAGACCAATATTTGGATTGCCTGTAGCAAGGCCACCTGACTCCGCCGAGGTTGCTTTATCACCAAGGGCAGCCATGTCCACATCTAGAATGTTTGTGCCATCCCATCCGCCATACATGACATTTGTAAACTTCATATAGTCAGTAAATCTATTGAAGTAGTAGGATGACGTCAGAGAATGCAAAGATGCGAATGTAATACGATCGCTTTGACCTGTCGTATCTACTGTGTAATTTGTAGGATCTGGTGTCGCGCCTCTCGCGTAGAACGCATTGACCATGATCTGGTCAAGAGTTCCTGTTAAGTCTGTGACTGCAGTTCCAAGGCTCCTACCCGCGAGACCGTTATAAAGAGCAACCTTTGCAAGTGTAAATTTGTTATTTGCAAATTGATTTGCACCGGAACCTGTTATTAGAGTGTCAAGCTTCTGTATTCCTGTGAATTTAACGATATTATCGATAAATTCGTTCTTCTTGACGCTGCTATTGGGATCTAGCGCTGTCTCGACTCTTTCAAACTTTATTCCCCAGTAAAGCCGACCATCAACTACTTCTTGGACACCCGATTGACCCGTAAAGGTTGGGCTAGCATTAGTCTCACCCGTCGTAATCTTGAACCTATGAGGAATCGGTGGCACAATCGATGAAGTCAAATCAGTTGTGGAACCAGTAAGAGTGAGCCTGCGTGTAGCTGCTGGCTGGCCAATGTCGCGCAACGTATCGTTTGTCTTAAGGACGGGCAATCCATTGAAGCCGAATGGAAGCGCTGCTGCAGGGACCCGTGCTTTCTCAACAAGCTCATCGACTACGACCCTGATATATCTTGACCTTGAAGCATACTTGCCAGAAGAGACAAACCTTCTCTCAGACTGCGACGAGGCGTCGAAATTAAAGTAGACGTTCTTATCACCAATCACTCTGCCGATAAACTGGTCGCTTGAAGGATCAAGGTTACATCCAATAAATTGCTCGAGTATCAGGGGACTACTGTCAGTGTCTGCGTAATCTCTAATAACGACATTAAATGTTCCATATGGATTTGCTGGATCTTCTGATTTTCTAAGTCCTGCAATTGAGATCTTAAATTTCTGGTTGTTATACTCGCCATGTCCAAGTGTTTCAAAGTGGAATAGATCGTATTCCTTATCACCAAATGGCTGTGAGATGAATGATGTCGTTCTGGCAGGTGCGAACCTTGCATCAAACCTGCCATATGCTCTAACGAATGGTAGTGCTGAGTCTCCTGAGGCCGCAGAGGTTAAAGTTGACCCGCTTGTTATCGCTACAGCATCAGTTGTTCCCAGTGTTGCCAGCGTATTATCAACTGGGAAGTGCTGGTAGAGAAGGTGCTGCTGGTTCTGGAAAAGTTGTGGTGACGTGTTAAGAACTTTAGCTATATAGTTGTCGCTATCGGGATCGAGTGATGCCGTGTATACTTTAACGCTTGTAAAGCCGTCTGCT